CGTGCTGGACAGAAAAATAAGATGACCGTAGTCCACCTACAAGGCTCCCCCGTTGAACAAAAAATTTATAAAATGTTGCAAGGAAAAATTGATACGCATACCAAATTAGTTGATCTTTACAAAGAGGAGTTTAATGATGTTTGATAGAAAAGCATATGTTAAAGAATATCAAAAAAGATATCGTGAAAAGAACAGAGAAAAAGTAAGTAAATGGGCAAATGATTGGTATGCAAAAAATAAAGAAAAAGTTAAGCTTAAAAACTTAGAATATAATTTAAAATATCCTGGAAAAATTGCTCAAAGACGTAGAGAATGGGCGGATAAAAATGTTGAAAAAAGAATGTTTAAAAACGTAAAAAGCAGAGCAACAAGAGAAGCCGTTTTATTTAGTATACAGCTTTCGGATATTGTGGTGCCTCCCAAATGCCCCATACTAAATATTGAGTTTAAACATGATAATAGAGGAAATGCAAAATATAATTCTCCTTCATTAGATAGAATAGATAATAGTAAAGGTTATATAAAAGGAAATGTTCAAGTCATAAGTTATAGAGCAAATACTATGAAAGGCGATGCCACTCCAGAAGAATTATTACAATTTGCGTATTGGGTATTACTTACATATGGACATTTAATTGATAAAGAAATTAGTTGACAAAGTAAATTATTATGCTATACTGTTATCCTTAAGATTTGAAAGGAGTAAATGTGGAATTAGATGATAATAAGATTGAGAAGCTAATGCAGGCTTCTGTCAATATGAGAGATAAGATTGATGAGTTAGAAAAACAAATCTCTGAGATTAAAATACAAAGAGATAAAGTTGATATGGCTCTGAATGAAGCATGTAGAACACTTAATGTAACTAGTTTAAAAACTAAAGTGGGAACCTTATCAAGAACCCTAAAGACTAGATATTGGTCAAGCGATTGGCCTAGTATGTATGACTTTATATTAGAAAATAAATTGCCTGAGTTCTTTGAAAAAAGATTAGTGCAATCCGCAATAAAAGAATACTTAGAGCAAAACCCTGACAAAGCACCACCAGGTTTACAAGCAACAAGTGAATACACAGTAAGAATAACTAAAAGCAGAGAAAACAAGGAGGAAGTATGAGTAACGAATTAGACGTATTTGGTAGCACCGCAGTAGCAACACATACCCGTAGAGATGATGGCTTTACTGCTAACATTACAGGAAGTTCAAGCACTGCTAAACGTATCTCTATACGTGGTGGTAAATTTAGATTAATGGTTAATGGTAAAGAAGTTGAGAAGTCTAACCAAGACGCACTTGACGTAGTTATTGTTAATGCATCACCACACGTGCACAGAATGTATTTTTCTAAAGCATATGTGCCAGGTGAAAAGATGCCACCTCCAACATGCTGGACATCAGATAGTCAAAAGCCTGATGAAGCAGTCGTAGAGAAACAGGCAGAGTCATGTTTATCATGCCCACAAAATATCAAAGGTTCAGGTGCTAATGGAACTAAAGCATGTCGTTTTAGTAGACGTATTGCAGTAGTTCGTGCTGATGATATGAACGGTGATGTATATCAAATGACATTACCTGCACAATCTATCTTTGGTAATGGCACAAAAGATTGCAAACCTTTACATGAATATACAGATTACGTTCGTGCTAATGGTCAAAATTTAATGTCTGTAGTATCTCGTGTATCGTTTGATGAAGACTCATCAAGCACTAAGATTGGCTTTAAAGCTATTCGTATTCTTAATGATGAAGAGTATGGTGTGTGTTCCACTAAGTCAACTTCAGAAGAAGCTAAACGAGCAATTACATTATCTGTAAGTGTTAATAAAGATGAAGATGGTGAAGAGTTTGAAACAAAGAAACAACAACCTATTCAACGTCCTCAAGTAGAAGCACCTAAAGCAGAAGACGGTATTCCTGAACCAACAGTTCGTGCAGCTGAGAAACCAACTCCGCCACCTGCACCAAAACCAGCTGCTCCAAAAGCTGATCAAGGTGATGTTAGTTTAGATGATCTTGTATCAGATTGGACAAATTAATTATGCGAGGATATTCTCAAATAATTATAGAGGCTAATCAACGAGCAAAAGAGACAGTAGGCACGTTACTTGGAAAACTATGCATATCACTAAAGTATCCTGCTAGTCAAGTAGCGAAAGACCTTAACGTTTCTCGTCAAACGGTGTATGATTGGTTCTCTGGTAAAACAAAACCATCAAAGCGGACAGAGTCAAAAGTTTCTGCTTTGATAAATAAAATAAACTTAAAGTAATACAACGGGCGAAAGCATCTTTATTTATATATTGCTAGATGGTAGTTAATTTATAAACCGCAAGTAGCCCACCTATTCAGCAGCACAAACTTTATTTCGAGAGAATAATGCAAACAAAAGAATTTTTACAAACTATATGGCCCGATGATGGATACTATTGTATCTGCGGCAAAGATCAAAAAAATATAGTGACTCCCAAATTTGTAAAAACTATCGATGATGCAATTTCAATATCCAACAAATTTTTAGATGATAAACAAGATGTTTATTTTGCTTGCTCAACATGGCTTGAACCTACAGAACGTAAAGGGGTTAATGCTAAAGAGCAACGTATTTTTTGGTTAGATATTGATTGTGGTTTTGATAGTAAAAAACGTAAATGGAAAGACTATGAAACTAAAGATGCTGCATTAATAGCACTACGAGAGTTTACAGATAAGACAGGATTACCTGCTCCAACTATTGTAGACTCAGGTAATGGCATTCATTGTTATTGGCCTTTAACAGAACCTATAGATAAAGCAGTGTGGAAACCTGTAGCAGAAGGACTTAAGTTTTTATGTGTTAAACATGGATTAAAAGCTGATGGTGCTTGCACCGCAGATATGTCACGCATATTAAGAGTTCCAGGCACACAGAACTTTAAGGATGTTGTTAACCCTGTAGAAGTTGCCGTTCTTAATGAAGGTATACCTACGCCTTTTGATGAATTAGCTAGATTAATACCTATTCATCTTACAGATAAACCTCGTGCTAAACGTCCATTAGATGAAGCTACAAAAGCTATATTAGGTAATAACTCATCTAAATTTAAAAAGATATTAGAGCGTTGTAGTAAAGATGATGGCTGCGCACAAATTACCCATATTGTAACTAAACAAGCTACCATTGAAGAACCCTTATGGCGTTCAGGACTATCTATTGCTGCCTTCTGTGAAGATGCTGAAGCAGCTATTCATAACATATCTAAGAGACACCCTGATTATGAGTATGCTAAAACAGAAGCTAAAGCTAATGCTATTCCAGGCCCTCACACTTGCAAACAATTTGAAAGCTTACGTCCATCAGGTTGTGAAGGATGTAAACACAAAGGTAAGATAACTTCTCCTATAGAATTAGGTAGGGTTATTCTACGTGCTAAAGGTGCAGACAATGTTATTCAAGCAAAGTCTGAAGCACTAAACGAAACATTTACATATCATGTGCCTGACTATCCCTTTCCTTATTTTAGAGGTAAGAATGGTGGAGTGTATAAAACTACACAAGACGAACAAGAAGAAGCTGTATTAATATATGATTATGATTTTTATCTTGTTGAGATACTAAATGATAAAGACGCAGCTGGTTTTTGTGCATGGTTTAAAATACATCTTCCACAAGATGGAGTGCAAGAGTTTATAGCACCACTAACTCAACTACTATCTCGTGATGAAGCTAGAAAGATTTTGGCTGCCAAAGGTATCGTTAGAAACGGTAAGCAGTTAGACGAAGTTATCTATTACATCATGGCGGTTATCTCAAACCAACAAAAACAAAAGCCGTCTACTATGATGTATAAACAATATGGTTGGACAAGTGATCACAAAAAGATACTTATAGGTAATAGAGAGATTAGTGCATTTGGTATTAAGTTTGTGCCTGTCTCTGAGGATTTAAAAGATGTTAATCCTGCCTTAACTAAAAAAGGTAGCTTAGAATTGTGGAAGAAAGCTATATCTGTTTATGAAAGACCAGGCATGGAACTACGTGCGTTTGGTTTCTTCTGTGGCTTTGGTTCTTTACTTATGCCTTTCTTTAAATCAAAAGAAAAATCAGCAGTAATTAATTTATATAATCCTGAGTCTGGTCAAGGTAAATCTACAATATTACAAGCTATGTCTAGTATATATGGTAATCCTGAAATGAATGCAAACCTTATTCAAGTATGGGGCGACACAGGTAATGCAGTTATCAATCGTATGGGTTACATGAATAACTTACCTTCTGCAGTAGATGAGTTTACAAAAGTTAATGCTGATCAGTTGCATGAGTTCTTAAAATTCATGGCTACAGGTCGTGGTAAAAATCGTATGGATAGTAGTGGTAAAAACAAGGAGCGACATAATGACACTGTCTTTAATCTTATTAGCGTTGTTTCTTCTAACACAGATTTTAGGACAGTAGTCTTTTCAGAAAATGCTAAGGCCTCTGGTGAGATGGCTCGCTTCTTACAAATCCGTATTGATGAAGATAAGACACTTACTAAAGAACAAGCTGATGAATACTTTGAACTTTTATTTGATAACTTTGGTCATGCGGGAGAAATTTATGCTCAATGGCTTATTGCTAATTTAGAATTAGTTAGAGTTAAATTAAAAGAAACACAACTTATTATTGATAAGGCATGGAATATTACAGGACGTGAACGCAAGTATTCTGCTACATTAGCCGCCGTATTTTTAGGTGCTAAGATTGCACGTGAATTAGGTTTACATAATATAGACCCTGTGCCTGTGCAAGAAGCAGTTCGTAAGGCTTTGAATGACTCTCGTGTTGAAATTAAAGAACGTGATTTTGATGCTATGGAAACATTAACATCCTTCTTACATGAAAACTTAAAGAATACCTTAGTTATTAATAGTAAAGTAGATGCACGATCACAGTTACAAGAAGCGCCTTTATTTAAACCTACTAATGAATTACGTGTCAGAATTGAACCTGATACTAACACTATATACATAGGTGTTGATACAATGCGAACCTATTTAAAATCGCTAGGAAAAATTGAGCTAGAAGATTTTGTTAAAAAACTAAAAGAAGCAAATGTATTACATCGTCGTTCAGGAGATTTAAAAGTGTTACATAAAGGTTTAGATATTAGTGGAGCAGGCAAACGCTGCTTATGGATTGATAATTCATCATTTGATGATATCAAATTAGATAACTTACCATTGGACATACCTAGAAGTGTACACTAACGGCGTAGATTACCAAATACTGTGGGCAGAGTTTAAACCAGGCTCGTCTATGTTTATACCTGCTGTAGATACTAAATCAGCTATTGCTGCAATTACAAGAGAAAGCAAGCGTTTAGAGTTTGAGTTTGTTCACAAAATTGTTATTGAGAATGGTATACAAGGTATACGAGTCTGGCGTTTATAAGCCGCCTTGTTTTCTCATATTTTGTATACGTCTGTCTATACCATCTTTAACTTGCACCTCGTGACCTAGCATTTTTTGTCTTACCGCTTCTAAACGCATAAGTTCATTTTTCTTAGTTTGAGGTGTCCATTTACCTGTGTCCCTTGATGCATAGATTTTATTTTCGTACTCTCTAATATTAGACAAGTCTCTACGAATATTAGCTAATTCTTTTCGTAAACTGATTAATGCAAGTTTATTATCTTTGTTTAAAAACTCTTTATATTTTTCCATGTCATTAGATTTATATTTATTTGCCGATTGAACTGCTGCATCAACAAGTTGAGATAGTTCATAGAAGTCATTAATGTTTCTAGTGTTTTCTTCTTTGGATAAAAATTTACCCATGTTAGGTATTTGTAAAAGTTTTTCTCTAATAGTTTGAGTTGGTAAAATTTCACCTCTCATATTAGCAATAATACTATTAGTAAATAACCCTACTAGCATACTAGTTGAAGCTAACCATCTATTCATAAAATGTTGGACACCAATAGGCGTTACTTCATACCATGTATCTTTAGTTAAATCAGTAACTGCCCTTGCAAATTGAGACGTATATTTATTACTGTATTGTAAATCTGCTTCTAAATCTTCTTGACTGCGTCCTTTTAAAGGTCTTCCAGTTACAAAGTCAAAGTTTAGTGATTGCTCAATAAAGAAAGTTAAATATGATGGTAATGCAGAAGGCGTAGCTAACGCTCTTTTGAAAGCTACCGATAATGCTTTTTTCATTTTCTCTGAATCTTCACTTTCTTCAATATACCTATTGTATAAATGCTCAGGTAATATTTTAAATAATAAAGTAAGAATGTCCCCACGAAGTGGCAACTTATAACCACCTGTTCCAGGTATTACAATAGAATTATCTCTATCTTTAGGATCTAATTTTTTATAATCATCATCGTCTGCATTAATAGCTACAATAGCTAAGCCAGCCATTATAACTTGAGCACCATTTAAGAGAAGACGTCTAACCTGCACTAGTTTTCGATCATTTGTAATGTCACTAAACATAATAGTGCCATACGCTATATTCATAGCTTGTAGGTTAGCGTTAACAAATATAGCATTTTGACGAACTAAATTGATTGCGGAAGAAGAACCGGTTCTGCGGAAATTAATTATTTCATCTGCTGCATATGTAGCCCTAGCTTTATTACCTGTTTCTAACATTATTTGTGAAAATACGGCTTGACGAATTACGTTATCAGATGCCATACCTAAAAACTTAGCACCTTTAAGTAATGCTTTAGGAGGTGCTAAAATGTATTCGATAAGCTTTCCTGTTTTAGAAAGTTCTTTAACTTCTTTCATAGCATTAATATCAATTCGATCATACTCAGAATTAAAATCACGTTTACCTGTAATACCACGAGCAGTTAAATATTTTCTAGCGCTACTAATACCTAACGGAGTAAATACAATTTCTTTCATTACCTGTAAAGGAATTGCAAGACCTACATTAACGCCTGAGGAAAACATTGCATTGAACAAATCCATTGGTATTTGAGCCAAGTTAAATAAAGGTTCTAATACAATTTGTGCACGTAAGAATTCATTGAAAGGTCTTGTAAACGCGGCTCCAGGGGCCATAGTGGCAGGTTCCATACCGGTAAACCCATCTACCATACTTTCGCCATCATAACCTTGAAATTCATATTTAACTACTTTACCTTCTTGCCAAACAGCTACAGTGTTTCCTGTAGCAGATCTACCTGCTTTTAATATTTTAATATCATCAGGTATAATTTTAGAATAGTATTTAATTTTTTCTTGAGCAGCTTTGTTATTGATAGATTTTTTAATTGTATATCTAGCCCAACGCTCCATGTTATCAAACACATTATTTACAGGTTGATAACTACCTTTTAAACGTTTTGCTTGAGCTGCGTCTAATAATCCTCTTGGAAATTCGTTAAGCGCTTTACGTGCTTCTATTTGTTTATCTCTAAAGAAAGGAACGTAATCAATAATATCTAATAACTCATCAGCTTTTTCTCTAGTGTATAAGCCGTTTTCTACAGCTATATTCATTAAACGAGATCTGTTGATGTTCCAAACGTTTTTAATTTTTTTAAGTTCAGGAATGGTAGTAAAAAATTTTAAACCTCTTTTAATTTCTGCTGGTGTTTGATGCACTAGTTTATATTTATCAGCTTCTTTTTTAGCTTGTGCAGTTTTGCCATCTGCAAGAAGTTTTACTACACGTCTATAAAGTCTATTGTTATGTCTTATTAAATCTGCAGAACGTGCTGATACAAAAGCAGCATTACCATATTGATACATTTCATATTCAGAAACACCACGTTTTTTAGCTAGTGCTTTTAAATCATCTCTAATAGTAGACATACTATTTGCAAGATCTTTTATAAAAAAGCTAAATGATTCCGGATCATATTCCATACCACCATGAACCATCCACATGTCTGCAAGTTGATCTGCTTTAACTGCTTGAGATACACGAGATGCTTGAATCATTTTTGCAATTCCAGTTTCAGGAAGTTTATCTTGCCTAGCAACCCTAATCATTTTATTATTTTGAGCGGCGTCAAATGAGAAAAATGATTTTCTAAAGTCTGCTATAAGGTCATCAACAGTTTGTAAAGGTGCTGCTATAAAACGTTCACCTAAAGTAGGAAAACCTTTTTCTTCTTTACCTACAGTGCCTGATTTTTTTAAGTCATCATCAAGTTGTTGTTTAGATGCACGGGCAAATAAGGGTTGTCCAGCCATGGCTTTATCTTTCATAGCTGAAGTTACGGTAAAGCCTCTTTGGATACCTACTTTTTCATCTTCAGGACGATCTTGACTTGGTGGTATAAGTTCAATCTTTTCTAGTTGAGTTCCACCTAGTTTTTTAATTAGTTTAGCTGCATATCTAAGAATCATACCATCATAAAATTCAACCATACCTTTAGAAGGTAGTTTAAGCTCACCCGCATCGTAACCATCTGTTTCGCCTACTTTTAATCCTCTAAACTTATCAGCAAGGCCCCCTACATAATCTTCTAAATCTAAGTCACGAATATTTTCTAAGGTACGTGTTTTGCCACCGCCATCTTTTAATGTAGCATAAATTGTAAAAGTGTTATCTGCATTTCTAGTTCCAAAAACTTCATCAATATATTCTGCTTTACCACCTTTAAATGCAGCCTGTTTGCCATTAACAAAAGCCACTTTATCGTAACCACGTTCCGCAGCAAATCTTATAATATTTTTGAGAACTAAATTACTCCATGCTTCAGTGTCTTGTACAAAAGGTCCTTTATCAATTTTGCCAGATTGAGATAAAGCTTGTTTTTTAGATTCAAGGTCATTTATTTTTTCAACAAGTTGCTCTTCTTTATAAAGTAGTTTATTTTTTGCAAGTTTATTTTTTTCATACTGATCTAAATTTTCTTGTAAACCAGGTTGATTTAAAATATCTTTAACAACTTTAGTATCTACTTTATATCCAGATGATGTTGTTCTTTCTTTTACGTTTCTGTTTACGACATCAGCTAGATAATCAGTTCTCGTCATATCATATTCAACTTCATTAGCATCTCTAGGACCTATAACTTTACGAACTTCATAGTCTATGTAA